GGTTACATCATTTTAGTGCGGGCTACGATAAAAAAGAACACCCCACACAGAAACCAGTTTTACTTTACCGTTGGTTATTAAAACACTACGCAAAGGCGGGCGACTTAATATTGGATACTCACGTTGGAAGTGCAAGCAGTTTAATAGCGTGTGTAGAACTTGGGTTTGATTATGTGGGGTTTGAAATAGACCGTGATTATTGGCTATCAGCATCAAAGCGACTTAGTAAAGCCACAAGAAAATATGAATTATTCGAGATTGACAAAGAGTAATATTATAACTATATTGCATATATGAAAAGTGGCATATATAGAATAACAGTTAATGGCAAAACATATATTGGTTCTGCTTTAAACCTTTTTGGAAGAAAAGGCAGGCATTTATATGATTTGAGAAGGGGAAAACACGGGAATAAAAAACTCCAAAATGCTTATAACAAATATGGCGAAAAATCATTCATCTTTTCAATAATAGAATATGTTAATAAAGAAAGTTTAATTAGCAAAGAACAGCACTACATAGATTTAGAAAAACCATTCTATAATGTTTGCAAGGTTGATGGGAACACTATGGGGAGATTACACCGATTAGAGACGAAAGAAAAAATGTCAAGAGAAAGAAAGGGCAAGAAAAATTCACTTGGTAGGATATTAAGTGAGGAAACAAAAACCAAAATATCAAAAAAAGCGAAAATACGAGGCATCCCAAAAAAATGTTTAATCGCTTCTAAGAAGGCGAATACAGGATTGAAACATTCACCTGAGAGAATAAAAGACAGAGCTATAAAACAAATTAAATTATCAGCAGATGAAATAATATCAATTAAATTCTTATTGAAAGACGGTGTCAGGCAGGTTGAAATTGCTTCTCAATACGGTGTTTCCCAAAGGGTAATAAGTAAAATTAAAAACAACATAGGTGTTTATGCGACTTTTTGAAATAGACAAAGATTATTACACAATGGCTAAATCTCGTCTTGGGCGGGCAACTCGGAAGTATGAACTATTTGAGGCTGTATAACATATTTGTGCCTAACCCGTAAACAGCATAATTGAAAATGATGAACAAAGAAAAAATAAATATTAAAACCGAACCTCAAGAAACCGACAATAAAAGTTTGTCGGCTGTTGAGGCACGAGTTATACAGCCGTTTTATAATGTTGATGGAATTTGCTTATATAATTGTGAATGGGAACAAATTATTAACAGCCTTGAGCCGTGTAACTTTACATTTATTGACCCGCCTTATGGTGAGAACAAAGCTAAATGGGATGCCAAATTTACAACTGAATATTTGGAGGCGGCTTCTTCAAAAACATTAGGGATGATAGCAATAACGCCTGGCATCAGCAACTTATTAAAACTACCCGAAACCTTTGGCGAACACGAATATGTTTGGGAACACACAACTTGGATTAAGAACGGAATGACAAGAAGCAAGATCGGGTTTGGTAATCACATCTCAACTTTATTATATCAAAGAAAAGGCGTTAGTGCGTACAAACAAGAACAGGACTTTGATAAGATAACCGTTAATGGGGATAAACCGCCTCACCCAAGCCCAAAACCGATTGATTATATGAAATATTTAATAACACGATTTACGAATGAGGATGATATAATTTTAGATTTGTTTTGTGGAAGTGGCACAACACTCTTGGCTGCCAAAGAGTTAGGGCGAAAGGCTGTGGGCATAGAACGTGAATTAAAATACTGTGAATATATTGTTGATAGATTAAGCCAAACAACAATGCAGTTTAATTGTAAGGCTGTATAGCGATTTGAGGCATAACACGATTGCGACACAACAAAGGAATTTATTTTAACATACGAACAATTTCTAAACAATAATTTACTAAACAAGGAATAAAATGATTAAAGGAGAATTGCCAACCAATATGGCGTTGTTTGGTAATACTTTAGAAGTGATGAAAGGCTTACCAAGCAGTTCAGTGCATCTTTGTGTTACCTCACCGCCATATTGGTGACTAATGAGGCTTAAGAGATTATAAAACTGAGCCAGTAATATTTTGTTTAACAAAGAAGCAGGAAAAATGCGATCATAAGTTTTATGAAGTTACTACAAAAAGACCGAATAGCGGGGGCGGTAAGAATTCCTCTAAAAGAAAAATAAAAGGTAGAGATAATTATCAAAGCTTTACTGATTACAATAACAGATCAACAGTTTCATCATTTTGTAAAAAGTGCGGAGCCTGGAGCGGGCAATTGGGTCACGAACCCACACCGGAGCTTTATGTAAAACATTTGGTATTAATTGGTAAAGAAATAAAACGAGTGTTAAGGGATGACGGTACTTTTTGGCTGAATCTTGGAGATTCCTATTGGGGAAGCGGAAATAGTAGCGGTCACACCAGCGAAACAAAAAACTTAGGAAGAAATACTTTTGATTATGGTGCAGTACCAAGATATAGTTTAAGCCAAAAGAAGCACAGTTACTTAAAACCAAAAGATTTGTGTATGATACCTTTTGAAGTTGCGAGAGCATTACAAAAAGATGGATGGTACTTAAGAAGAGATATAATTTGGTGCTTATCAGGAGGTACACATCTATATGTAAAAACACAAAAAGGAATTGGTGTTAGTACGATAAAAGATTTGTATAGATTAAAACCAGAAACAGTTGAGTTGTGGAATGGAGAAAAGTGGACTAAGCTTTTAGGTGTATCAAAATCAAAACGTACAGGAGAAGAGATAGAGCTTGTTTTAAGAAGTGGTGAAAGAATTGGTTGTACAAAATCTCATCAATGGACAACAAACAGAGGATTATTAAAAGCAGGTGAAATCAAAAAAGGTGATTGTCTTGTAAATACAATATTGCCATCACCTCAAATATCATCAGATACTACAATATTGAATGAAGCAGTAGCGTATTTTATAGGATTGTATTTAGCAGAAGGGTCAAGGTCGGGAGATACAATACAAATTTCAGGGCATAAAGATGAAATATCAAGAGTAGATAGATTAAGAAAAATAATATTTCCATACGGAGGTAGCTTAACATATACAGAAAAGGGCAACAAATTAGATATTAGAATTTATGGTAAAATAATAAATAGTTTAATCGACACTTTTATATCTGGCAAAACGGCAAAAGATAAATGCCTAAACCCAGTTTGTTGGAGATACAGTAATAATTTCTTGTATAATATTCTTATGGGTTATTTAGAAGGTAATGGAAGTTTTGATGAAAAGAACAACAGATACAGATTAGGGTTTGCAAGAAATTATAATCTTGAAAGAGACTTAAGAGTTTTAGCAGCAAGATTAGGTTTTAGCTTAACCTTACACCCTAAATTTTCAAAATATCAAAACGGCAAAAGACCAGCCTTCAAAGGTGAGATTAGATTTGAAATATCTGGTCACCTCAATAATAGAAATAGAAACGAAATAATTGAGATAAGAAAATCACGAGCAAGAGAATTTTATGATATTGGAGTGAAAGACGAACCACATTTGTTTGCGCTTGCAAGCGGGATACTTTCGCACAATAGTAAACCAAACCCGATGCCAGAAAGCGTATTGGACAGACCAAGTACAAGCCACGAATATATTTTTATGTTCTCTAAGAGCCGTAAGTATTTTTATGACAGCTATGCAGTTAGAGAAAATATTGCAAGCAACTTTAGTGATGCAAAGAAAATGATTGAACAGCAGGATAGAATTGGAGGTAAAACTTTAGATAATGATGATAAAGCAAATAAAGCAAATAAAGCAACAAACATTGGTAAGAAGCGTGGGGTAGGGAATATATTTTTAGGCAGAAACAAAAGAAGTGTTTGGGAAGTAAGTTCAGTCCCGTTTTCGGGCGCACATTTTGCTTGTGTTGATGAAGCCACAGAAATATTAACAAAGGAAGGATGGAAAAACTATCTTACTATAAAACTGGAAGATGAAATAGCCACGCTTAATATTGCTGATGAAACAATCCATTATCACAGACCTTATTCTATTAACTATTATAACTATGAAGGGGAAATGATCAGGATAAAAAATCAATGGATTGATCAATTAGTTACACCTAACCATAGAGTATTGCTAAAATATTTGCATCATCAAAAAAATAATTATAAAAGATTAGAAGATGATAACTGGAATTACATTAATGCAGAAAATATAAAACCTCATTCTGGTATATTGATACCCAATGCAGGCGAGTATAAGGGCATCTATTCAATCGGTAAAGAAAAGGCAGAATTATTGGGATGGATAATAGCGGAGGGAAGTATAAGGAACACGACTGTAAGAATCTATCAATCACTATCAGCTAATCCGAAAAAAGTTGAACGAATAAGATATTTATTAAAAACGACCAAACAGCTATTCAAAGAGAAATCCAGAGAAAGAATTTATAACGGTAAATTAAGTAAAGAAATTTGTTTTTCACTTAACAAGACAGAGAATAATAATTCCTGGATATTTGAATGGATTGATAAAAATAAAAAACCAAAATGGAAATTGTTGCACTTAGTTTATGATGAATTATTTTGTTTGTTAAATGGGTTAATAGATGGAGATGGGCATAGAAGGGCAGATGGAAGATTAAGTTTTGTACAAAAGGGCGAGGATATGCACATTTGGTTTAGAGTGTTAGCAACTCATTTAGGTTTAAGGACTACTTTTAGTAAGAGTTCGAGAATATATCCGCAAAACACAACTCAAGTTACTCAGCAATTATATTCTCAGATACATCAATCAGATTTTAATGGATGTTATAGAAGGGAAAAATATAAAGGTGTTGTATGGTGTCCTTCAGTAGCTAACACAAATTTTATAGCAAAGAGGAATAATAAAATTTACATAACGGGAAACACATTTCCTCCGAAACTAATTGAGCCGATAATTAAGGCGGGTACAAGTGAGGCGGGATGTTGTGCAAGTTGTGGCAAACCTTACAGCCGTATTGTTGAGAAAATAAAACTTGTGGATGATAGAGCCGAGAGTGATACTAAATACGATACCAAGAATGATAATGCAGGCAGGCTTGCAACTTACAGGCAGGGATTGAGAAAAGGTAAAATCAGAGGTAACGGTGAACTTTACGAGAGTAAATATTTTGAAGAACACGGGCAGGATGTGCAGGGATTTATAAGAAGCCAAACGCAGGTAAGCGAGAGAGACAAGAGCAGGGAAATTGCAGAGCAGATTTATCCGGGAGATTTGATAGAACAACAGAAGTTTATAAACTATGTACATGATCACGGGTTAAGTTTTAACATACGCACTGTTGGATGGAAGAAAGAGTGCAAGTGTAAAACCGAAGCTACATTGCCGGCGATAGTGTTTGATCCGTTTTTTGGGAGCGGGACAACCGGAATGGTAGCGTATGATTTGGGAAGGGATTATTTAGGTATAGAGTTGCAAAACGATTATAAGGATATACAAAAACAAAGGCTTGGGGATAGATTTAATCAACTGAGATTATTATAAAAATAAGTTATCATATAATAGGTAATATATGTTTGCATCATTAAATTTGCATCAACAAAACAGCAATAACTTTCAGACACCTGAAAATATTTGCAAGTATATGGCAAGCCTTATACCAGCAGGCACAAAAACAATTTTAGAACCAACACCAGGCATAGGCAATTTGGTTAAAGCCATAAAAGGAAAAGGAAGTTTTAAGGTAACAGCACCAACAGATTTTTTTACGTTAGATGAAAATTGGTTTGATTGTATTGTTATGAATCCGCCGTTTAGTTATAAGTACACAGACTTAACAAACGCAGGCGAAGATGTAAAAAAACTTAAGGGCAGCAACCTGCAGTATTATTTTTTATACAAGGCAATGGAAATGAGCAACAACGTAATAGCACTTGTAACCTGGTTTACGCTTGCAGACAGCGATGTAAGGATGAGAGAGGTAAGACGTTACGGGCTTAAGAGTGTAACTATGTTGCCACGCAAAACATTTCAGTACGCAAGAATACAAACAGTAATATTGCAAATGCAAAGAGGTTACCACAAGGGAACAATATTTAACACAGGGTTTCATCAATGAGCAGGTTTCCAGGTTGGGATGAGAGAGCCGTAACAAAGCTGATGATTAACAGCAAGGCAGAAATTGCGAAGGTGCAACACCAGGAATTCCTAAAGAAAGAAAAGAAAAGAAAATATAATAACGAAATAATTTTTTACAACAGCAACAGGTATGATAGTGTAGGGGAGGCGGATTATGCACGGGGATTAGATTTTGCAATTAAAGGAAACGCAATTAAGAGTTGGAGGAGGCAGATACCGTTTACACTAATAGTAAACGGCAGAACTATTTGCAAACACATAATTGATTTTGAGATAACACATAATGATGATTCCTTAGAGTTGATTGAGTATAAAGGGTTTGAAACAGAAGAATGGAAAATAAAACGGAAATTATTTAATGCTCTTTACCCGGACTTAAAGTACAGAGTTGTTAAACATCAAAAAAAATCTAAGAAATCTAAAAAAATAAGGAGTTAATATGGATTGGGCTGATAGAGAAAAGGCTAAAGAACAAAACAATAAAACGGTTTTGGAAATAAAACAGAAGTACAAAGCGCTAAGAGCTGGGGGACAAAGTTCTTACGATGCTTTTGAAATTTTAGGTAAAGAGTACAATTACAGTATAGACACAATAAAATCTAAAGTAAGCAAAAAAATTAAATAAGAAAGGATCATCAAAATGGCTAAAACAATTATAAAAACAGATGCAGAATCTTTATTGCCGGAGCTTAAGAAAGCTTTACTGATAGTGCCCAAGAACAGCCCGATACCAATACTTGAAAACTTTATGCTTGATTTTAGAAAAGGCAAAAGTTACGTAATTGCAAACAACCTTGCACAATATTTTAAGACAATGATTGAGGCAGCCTCTGACGAGGAAATAAATTTTTTAGTACCAGCTTATTTGTTTACGGAGCTTATAGGCAGTTTAAGCGGGGCACTTAGTATTGAGGTGATGAAAACAAAAGCAGTAATAAAAAGCAATAACGGGCAGTACTCAATATCAGTATCA